GTGTCGGCGGCCGTCTATATATTCAGTTGTATATGAACCCTTATCATACACCCTTCTCTGGCCTCCGGGCGGCGGTGGGGGCGGAGTTAAAAGGGCTGTTTCTGGGGCTTCGCCTCCCTCGGGCGCGGGTGTACCTTCGCCTTCGGCGCCCAGCTCCTCGCCGGGCTCGCCTCCAAGCTCTCCTCCTAGGCCTTCGCCGCCGGGCTCGCCTCCAAGACCGCCTCCCAGGGCTGCTTCTGCGGCGCCCTGCTCTGTAATGGCTTCCAAGTCTTGTTGGTATTTCCGATCATAGTATGTCTCGCGCTGATTCCGAAGGAACTCTTCGTCCGAAAGACCCAAAATATTGTGTGCCACCCAACGTTTGCTATAGGTCCCCTCAGGAATAGCAGTGGCCGTATCAAATTTGGTTCTCATATATTCAAGTTGTTGGAGTTCTGCTAGGCGTGACGGGTTATTTAGAGCCAGATCAAATCCAATTAGATCTTCGCCCCGGAAGCCTAACGTATAAAGATGAACAACTGCAATTTTTTCCAGCTCCGAAACTAGTGAGCGCTGGAGTCTCTGGATTGTTCTCGCAAAACGTATATCTTTTTGTGCTAAGGTCGTTTTATCTTCGTCGGCTCCTTCAAGATTGGTGAGATATGCTTGGGGAATTTTAATGGCCGAAAAGAGCTTGTCTCTTAAATACTTAACATCATCAATGTCATTAAGAGACTTCGCGCCCGAAAGAGAAACAATATCGGATCCCACCCCACCTCGTAGTGGAATAAAATAATCCTCCTCAAGCGAGAGGGGATTATATCGCAAATCAACACGCCCAGTACTCGCGTCGACCAAGGAGTTTCGTTTCATCTCGGTCTTGACTTTTTCCATGTATTGAGGAATATCCTGCGGAGGAATATTACCCACATCAATTTTAAAGACTCTGCGTTCGGGCGCTCGGACAACACGATAGGCAATCATAGCATCCTCCAGAAGAGTTAGTTGCCGCCAAATACGTCGCGCTGGATCTAATACAGAGGTGCCATAAGGAGCATATCTATCATTACCAAGAATGCGCAAATGCCCAACTTGCCAATTTTCAAAGGTCATGCCGGCGCCATTCCATTGATACTGAACATAATTTGGATTCGTAGGGTCTTGCCCTTCCAATCTTTCTACCTCATTATTGGGGAGGCCGATCACGGACGTAACCCCCATTTTGTCATCAACATCCAAGTAAAGGAAAAAGTCTCCATATTTACACATGGAGCGGGCCCACCCGAAAGCATTAAATTCAATGTTTAAAGCATCGTAAAAGAGAGACTCTAAAATAGTTTTAATTTCAAGATTCATGCATTTTATACTCAGTAATCTATCGTATTTATTAGATGTCGTCATCTCATCCGCATAAATATCTAATGCAGTTGCAATTTCGGGCATGTATTCCATCTGCTCAAAATCAATGTAGCGTTCGGCACGATTTTGATTTCGGAAAGCAGCCGAAGTAAAAAGATTATAGTTTTGTGAAAAATTGTTATCAGATCGCTTAAATTCTTGGCCACTTAACGAGCGGAACCGATAGCGATATTTGTCGAGGTCGCCGCGACGCTCCTGGTGTGCGATCTGAGCACGATAATTTACAATGGGTCCCGATAAAAGCCTGGTTAGTCTTTTAAATAGAGGAGATGTGGGGTTGCGGGTATTTCGTTCGTTTTTTGCCATCTTTTACCCCTTTATTAGGCCCAAGTATTTTTGATTAAAGTCTTCTGCTCCCACAGATCTTTGTTTTTCGTTTGTCATTTTGTGTCCTTGCATACCAGGAATAGTGGTAGATATGTTTGTGGTCGCCGTAGATATTGACGACATAAACTGCTTACTATATTCTACGTTTTTTTGACTTTCTACAATCACAGTATCTCGGACCCAACAACCTATAGCAAACGACATAACTAAATCATCATTATAACTTCGCATCGCCTGGGGGCGCCCGTTCTGCCAAATAAATGTTTTCATCTCCGAAAGCAATCGATTTGAATTAATTTTAATTAGTTTGTTTCTCATAAACTCTTCCATCTTCGCTACTATAAGAGGGCGTGTTTTAGAAGACGTAGTAAATCCCGGTATCACATTTGATCGCCATTGAGCCGTTACTGGATCAACGTATTGGTGATCTCCTTTCGAAGAATGATATATGTTATGATACCCTTTATCTGAGAGATTTTTAAGTACTGCAAAGCCTATGTTATTATTTTCTATAACAAGCATCGGATTCCCATATTCGGCAGCCACATTATAAAGAATGTCAGCAAAATCATCTGGGGTAGGCTTCCCAACGTACTCTCCTACTACTTCCATCCCTTCCAACTCAATAATATGAAAGGCGCTGTTATCTTTCCCGTCACCGCGAGCAACATCTGCCACAATTAAGTAGGGCTTTTCTGGGTCGTGTTTTTTCCAGATCCAGTAGTTTCTATCAAACCCTGTTCGGTATTCGGGGGATACGACTCTTTTTAAGTACCACTCAATGTCGTCGGGGTGTATAACGGTTTCTCCGGAAACATTAAAGTTACACTCGAGCTCCTGAGCTATCTGCCGCTTGGACATGTTTTTGGTCTCTTTGTCAAACCACTTTTTATCTCTATCAGGATGCGCATCCCACAATAGCGTGGTCATGTGAAATGCATTGGTGCCGGCTTCAGATTCTACGCAATTTTGATGGAACCAATTGCCTACGCCATTAGGAGTCGAAAGAGCGATACAGCGCCCACCAGTAGACAGCGTCGGATAAAGGGCAGTCCACAAATCTTCAAGTTTTTCAACGTGAGCGGCCTCATCTACCACCAGTAAAGACAACGCTTCGGAACGACCAGCATCTGCAGAAGTTGATGAGCCTTTGATTTGAGATCCATTCTGTAGCTCGAACGAGGTTCTGTTATCAACAATAATCTCGGACAGTCGCATCCATTCAGGTAGATGTTTAATTATGGCTTTCACTTTTTTGACTAAATTTGTTGCTGTTTGAAGTTTCGTAGCAACTACAAGAATATTTTTGTCTCGATGAAAAAGCATAAGCCATGCCACATAGGCGGCCGTAATAGTTGAAATACCTAGTTGGCGAGCCTTCAAAATAATATTGAAACGATAGTCGGTAAAATCAGTAAGAAGCTGTTGCTGATAATCATAGGTCTTGAAAGGGATCAATCCCTTCTGCGGATGTGATATGCGGCAATAATTGAAGGTAAAATAGTTGGGATCTTTGCCAGCCTTAACTATTTCTTTTAAAATTTCCTGCTTTGTTAAAGCATTTGCCATCTTAAACCTTTATATTTGAAGGTTTTTTGGCTTTGTGTCGGCCTAAAGCAAGAAATTCTCTTACCGCTGTATTGAGGCGATCTTCGGACGAACCCTTATTTACGTCGATGACGTCTGTTAGGCCTCCAATGCGATAATCACAATGAGCCTGACAGTCGGTACGGTAATTAGACATTCTTTGAACCAGAATATGGTGGTCGCCCTCTTTTGTCAGAGTAAGGGTATTCCCCGTAATCGACTTATATTCTTTTTTCAAAAATTTTACAATATCCTGAAGATGTTCAACAATTTGATTTTCAAAACCCTTATTTTTTACTTCCTTGACTCGCACTTCGGCTTGATACTTGAGCCTCAGAATAGGTCCGTGAAAGGACACGTTAAAGCCGTCCATAAGGCGTCGATCATGAATATAGTGTCCATTTTCTCGCTGGAGGCCGGCCTTACGCGCGACGCCATCGGCCTGCAATGATGCGTCATGGGCGCCATCAAATGCGTTAGCGGCGGCCTGATTGATTCCTTGAATGATTTCGTATACTGATGCTGTTGCCATATTATTCTTCCTTATGCGGTCTCCAACCGGTTGCCCACCTTTCTTCCCTTCCTTCAATATATTGTATATAGCACTTGAAGCAGGCTTCAAACTTATTCATATACAAATCATCGCGTGGATGAAAAGAATATTTTCCACAAATAGGACAATCCCTGTTATGGTCTCTAGTAAGTAGTTTTTTGTTTATTAAAAATCCGTCTTGTTCTACATTGTCTTGGGTTTCAGATAGTTTGGCAAACTTACGTCTCTCTTCTTGCGATTGACTAATATACTCTTTTTCCTTTTGGTCATCCCAAAACCGGCGCGGATTATTTATTGTTTCTTGTCCATATTTTTGTGAAATTGCTTTTTCTAATTTAGCAATATAATTTTGGTCTTCCTTGGTTTTCATTTTAAGTTACAAAGCCCCCTATATCCCCGAACCAATATAATCGATCTCGTAAGCGTACCGCATAACGAGGACGACTATCTATCTGTCCCTGGTCAATCGCCCCCACAAATTCCAATACTTCCGTGGCCTCTGAGCAATCACTTGAGCACACGGCCCAAGGATCATAAGCCTCAGCCGCTGCGGTCAAGACGCGCCACATGGTCCAGGGAATTGTAGGCGTGTATAAATAAAGATCGTCGCCCGATTGACGAAAGTGGCACACATTAGTAGCAATCTCAAAAAACGGAATTTGACCTGGGTTTGAGGGTGTCCCCGGATTGCTTGGGTTTGTCGGATCTGATGGAGGGCCTAGAGTATTATTGTTAATATCTACTAAGGGCCATGCTGGGGCCTTTGCCGTTCGTGCGGTTTTAGTAGCGCCGGCAAGAGCATCAGAAATAGTTCCTCCAAAACGAGTAACCGCATGAACGCCCTTTCGCCACCCTCGCCATTGGGCATCATCATAAGCAGACCCGGAGGAGGAGGGTACTCCACCCAGAGATAATCCACCAACTGGTTTGGGGTATCCGTCTGAGGAAGACAAGTCGGCTGACCCTGTATATAACAGGTATGTCCCGCGCGTGTTGCTTGCTGCAATGTAATCTTTATTAGGAGAAAGAGTAATTGTATTTCCTTCGCCGCCGGCGAAGATACGGGGTGAATAGTCAGTGAGAGGTATTATTCGAATTGGTTTGGCTACCAAGATTTCTTCGGTGGGCTCTCCTTGCGTCGTCCAGTACATAACATCATCAGCATCAAAGCCGGGACTTCCCTCTGGGTCTGTGCCGGTCTCTTGCGACCAAGTAAGCTCATGAACAGCTACATAATTTTCGGTCATTGTGGAGGAGTCTGCAGCATATCCCCCCACAAAACTTATAACATATTTTCCGACTTGCTTGGCGTCCCAAATAGTTAATTTTCCCCGCAAGCTTTCGCTCGAATCATCTGCGAATTTTACTTTAGTATTGCACACAGATGCGGGGGTGCCAGGAACTCGACGGAAGCGGCTAAGGCTAGCCGTACAGTCTAAAAACCCCTTAGCATCGGGAGTGTTATTTTCGACCTCCTCAACCGAAACCATCATAATATCAAAATAAGTGGCATATTGCGTGAGACTTGGGCCAAGAGAGCCCCATACGTGCGTAACGTCATCGGATATTTCCACGGGATTGCTTCCCTGAACGGGTGCTTTAATTCCGTGTGCACCAAAAAATTGAAACCCTTGGCCAACAGACGAAGCTGGATATCCGGGCGCGGGGAAACAAGTAGGTACTCTTAAAAAGCTTGAAGAGGCTGCCAAATCCGTATCAAAAGTCTTAGTACTATCATCCCAATAGGCAAAATACATAAACTTATTTTGACTTACACAGGCGACCAGACTTTTGTTGCCTAGGCTGGAAGAGGCCACCGCAACACCCTGATTTCTGAGATTAATCCAATCAGTTTTATCCAACATCGTGCACGAACTTCCGGGATGTCCAGAAAAAGCATATGTAGCGTTGCTGGCACGATCAGCCACAAAGATCACATCATCGGAACGATTGTCTGTGGGGCCCTCGTGTGTCACGGCATGGAGTGCCTCGAAGCCACCGTGAGTATTAAATTCAGATAAAGCTGGTGACGGCTCGTCGGGATATCCGTCTGGGTACCATGCATTCCAGGCCAAGGTAGTATTAACATTGACTTCAAATGTTAAATATTGTTCGGCGACGGTCAAAGCCGGGTCGGGAACATATGAACTTGTGCAGTCACATCTTGAACTAGAC